ATTATCTTCATGTAATTCAGGCATAATACGTGTTAAAGGTTTATCAACGATTAAAAATAAACGTTCATTTCGCAATAGAGAACGATATTCTTGAATCGTTAGATTACCATAAAATTTATCCAGCATATAAAACGGATCAGCAGCAGGTTTGATATTTTTTTTGTATTCAAATATTTTTGAATAAATATTGTTTAATAAATAGTATCTTTCAAACTTAGTTGAAGTATCAATAGGTTCTTTCATTAAATATGCTACAGCACATTCAGGACTACAAAAACATCCATAAACATGATAAGTTCCGTTTATATAATGTTTTGGAATATGAATAGGTGGATTATCAAAATCACATGTATCATGAAAACACGCACATTTTTTATTTGATATATTATTTAAATGTAAATCGCGTTCTAAAACCTTTAATTTTCTCCATATTTCTTTAATATCATTATTATTTTTACAATTATTATCATTTTCACAATCACTTTCACATTCATATTCTTCTACTGGTTTTATTGTTTTATTGAAAGAATTATTTGACTCGCTTTTAATTAAATCATAAGACAAATTCGCATTAGAAAAATTAAAACTATCGAATTGTGAACCAAATAAATTATTATCGTTTAAATCTTTCAAAAAACACTTGAGATGTAAAATAACATTAGGTCTATTTTCTTTATTTTCATTTAAAGGTAATATTTGTTGTATTATTTTACCTCCTTTAGGTTTTCTTCCTCTTTTTTTTGCTACAGGTTTATTATCAATTATAGAATTGTTAGTTATCATTTGATCTGTAAGCGTATCATTAAAGTTATTAACATTATCATTTTCATCATTTAGATCTAAATCATTGTCTTCAATATTTACGATTATATTTTCATTATTATTTACTGGATCATGTGAATTGATTGAGTCATGTGAATTTACTGGATCATGTAAATTGATTGAGTCCTGTGAATTGATTGAGTCCTGTGAATTTAATAAATTTGTATTTATATTATTCTGAATTCCAATATTTTTATTTTCTAAATCCTTTTTAGATTTTCTACCACGTTTTTTAATGACTGTTGATATTTGACTATCATATTGATTATTATTAGAATTCATTAATTATAAATGTAATATTAAATATAGTTTAAATCGTTTTAAAATATATATTAATCAAAAGTATTGTCACCGTTATTTTTATCATAACATTTTCTACAAACTGGAATATAATTATCAGAACCAACTAGTGTTTGTTCTTTTTCGTTAGTTAATCTCATCGAAAATATTCCAGGAGTTCCATTTCTACATAATGAACAGAGAGAAGTTAATTTAGTTACTTTATCACATAAAGGTATTAAATCAAGCATTTGTCCAAACTTTTTTCTCTCAAAATCACCATCTAATCCACATATATAAATTTGTTTACCTCTCGAAAGAAGAATATTTACAAAATCATATAGATCAGGAAAGAATTGGCCTTCATTAATTAGAATGACTTCACTCATATCCACTTTAATTCTGTTTTGTAAATTACTTTCTCCTATACAAAGACTAAATAGTTCATTAGTTTTAATACATGGAATTTTAATTTGATCGTGTGTTGACAATAACGAATCATCGTATCGATTATCGATAGAATGATTAATAGCTAAAACTGAAATATTACAAAATTTACATTGTTTATAAATTTCGATTAGCCTGGAAGTTTTTCCAGAAAACATAGGTCCGATAATGAGCTCTAAGTAAGGATTATTTTTATATGTAGTCATCATATAGTTATCCATTACATTGTTTTTATATTTATATTTCAATTTTAAAATATATTAATTAATTATATATTAAATAAATAACGCATAAATTATTAAATGTCTTCTAATGGTTACGTATGGGTTGAGAAATATAGACCAGATAATTTTGATGATATAGTTTTAGATCCTTTAAATAAACAAATTTTAAAAAATATAATAGATACTGGTTATTTTCCAAATTTATTATTTTATGGTCCACCTGGAACAGGTAAAACGACAACAATAATTAATCTAATAAATGGATATCAAGAAAAACAAAATAATAAAAATAAAGATTTAATAATACATTTAAATGCTTCTGACGAGAGAGGTATCGATATAATAAGAAATCAAATAAATTTTTTTGTACATTCAAAACCACTTTTTAATGATGGTATGAAATTTGTTATATTAGATGAAGTCGATTATATGACGAAAAACGCACAACAAGCTTTAAGATATTTATTACAAAATTATTCGAGTAATGTAAGATTTTGTTTGATTTGTAATTATAGAAGTAAAATAGATGAAAGTTTACAAAATGAATTTATGAGTTTAAGATTTAATCAGTTACCAAATGAAGATATTATAACATTTTTAAATCACATTTCCATTTGTGAAAAATTAAATTTATCATACAAAATACTATCTCGTATTCAAAGTTTATATAAATCCGACATAAGAAGTATGATAAATTTTATGCAATCGAATCAAAATACAGAAATAAAGGTTAATGTAATAGATAATGATATATGGAATGAATTAATAAATAAATTAATAAAGAGAGAAAATACAGAAAATATAATAAATTTTATACATTCAATAAGTATAAATTATAATATTGATAAAAAAAATATAATAAAAGATTTTCTGAATTATATAATAAAAAATTACTCTACATACGTAAATGCTGATTTTTTGAATTTCGTAGAAAATTTAATACATTCACAAGTTCAAAATAATAATGTGATAGTTAATTATTCTATTACAAAACTTATGTCTCTATTGTCTACATAATATTTATTGATCCTCATATTTAATTTTATCATAAATTCATTAGGAGGTGAACTTTTAGATGGATCAAAAAAATTTTGTTTAAGGCTATATTCACTTTTGGGAGAATTCAACTTCATCGGTGTAGATAAATTTTGCTTAATAGGAATGGGCAGACTCCTTTCATTTATGTAGGATTGCATTCTTTATATTATATATTAAAGAAAATAATTGAAATAAAATTAATATAAAGAATATAAAGATATAATATTGAAGTATATAATGTCTACAAATATAAATATTGATCAAGAATGGGAAAATTTCATTTCATCTGAATATAATAATGTTGATAATTCGTCAGATGAAGAAAATGAACAAAATGATATGTTTGATGAAATTAATGAAGAATTAATGTCAGCTGATTTATCGATTGATTTAAACGTAAAAACTCCTAAAGCAACTGATATTTATATTAGTACTAAAACTAAAATAGCATATTTAAATACCTTTATTGATCTAAAAAAAATATTTTGGAATGTTCCAGTAATTAATTATACTCAACCGGTCAATGGTGTTATAAAAAAACAAATGAAGTTCGTCTCGAATGATAAAGAAGAATTTGATTTTATTCAGTCTAAACTAAAAGATGAATCTTATTATGAAGAATATGTCATTACTCATATTGATAATCCAAATGGTAGAATTAAATTTAAAGACGTTAGAAAAATTAGTATCGGAATATCAAAAAAAGATATCATGAGTTATCGTTGTAAAAAGAAGAGTGCTTTTTATAATTGCTTTGTTGTTATATTACGTATGAAATTTGACAATGTATTTAAAGAATTTCACGTTAAAGTATTTAATACCGGAAAATTAGAAATACCTGGAATTCAAAATGAAATGTCATTTAATATGATATTAAAAGAAATTCTTCAAGTATTACAACCCCATATGGATTTTAAATTAGATTATAAACCTAATTCAAATGAAACTGTATTAATAAATTCTAATTTTAATTGCGGATTTTATATTAATAGAGAAATGTTAAATGATATTCTTAAATATAAATATAATATACAATCTATTTATGACCCTTGTTCATATCCAGGAATACAATGTAAATATTATTATAATCCTGATGTAGATGTACAAAGTGGTTGTCAAATATCAGAAGAAAACAAACATTTATACAAAAATATAAACGAAGTTTCATTTATGATATTTAGGACTGGTAGTGTTTTAATTGTAGGTAAATGTGATGAAAATGTATTAATGATAATATATGAATTTTTAAAAATAATATTTACGAACGAATTTAAAAATATTTGTCAAAAATCTTCATTTGATGATAAAATAATTCCAAATAAAGATAAAACTAAAAAAATAAGACGAAAAAATATAACGATTGAATTTAGCTAGTTAACCAAGATACAAACTTATTAGGATTTTCATTTAATTTTTCATCAAAGTCTCTTTCTAATAATTTATCGTTAAAATTTAAAAATAAATCTGGATTCTTTATAAATTTTTTTGTTATATGTAATTTAATGTTAAAAAAAGTATCATTTGTTTCAATCATATGGTATAGTTTTTCTGTTAACATATTAAACGTTTTTATATTTATTTTGTTATGAATTTCGTTTAATTTTTTAAAAATAGTTTCTATAATTAATAAATGTTCATTATTTAAAAAGTCTCCATTTATTAATTTATATAAATATGTTTTATATATATCTATGTAATCATTTATTATTCCTAATTTTAATCTTGTATAATCAGAAATTTGTTCATTATTTTTTTTGAGTTCATTACTTATTTCAAAAATAGTTTTTTTATAAACATATGTAGTGGCGTCTCTAGAACTTAACTGTAAAAAAGATTTTTCGTCGTCTGATATTTGACCCACAAATTCTACATAAAAATAAAATGATTTTTGACAATGAAAATAAGTTAATTCTATATTTTTTGTATAAAATAGAACATTTTTAAATACATGTATTAATGTATCTAAACCACGAGTTATTATAAATCTTGAAAAATTATTTTTTTTAAATTTTACATTTTCGATAATATATTTAAAATAATCTAAAAATAATTCTGAAATTTTACTGATTACAAATGTAATATCGGCTTCTAATTCTTTATTATAATTTTCAGAACTATTTAACGAATAATTATTCTCTTTATTTGATAAAGATTTCATTTATTTATATTATTTCAAATTATTTAAATTAAAATACTTTTAATATATAAGTATTTAAAGACTAATATTTTTTATTATATAAATATGTCTGAACAAAAAAAGACTGAAGCACCAGCAGCAGCCCCACCAGCAGCTCAATTTAATTATCGCTTACCATCTGATACTACACTAAAACACGCATCTAAAATTTCTATTGTTGAAGATAAACCTATTATGTTAGATTATTGGACTTTTTCCCTTGATAAAAAAGCATTAGTCGGCGCAAGAGATAATGGGGAGAAGCTTCTTGTTAAGAGCGAGGATGAATATACATCGATTATTCAAAAGTTTTATAAGTCTGGAACTGAATATATTATTATTACTGAAAATTCTATTTATATTGTAGCAAGTGATATTCCTACTAGAAAAATTTCATCATAATATAATTCTAACATAATA